TCCACCTGGCACAGCAAAGATACTGTTGTTGAAACACACTCGCAATAACGGATGCCACCCGATCACGTTGAGATAGATGGTGCTGGTCTCATCATAATAGGTAGTGCTTTCGGTAACATTGTACGGCACACTTTCGTAGTCAGCAGCTGCCTGTGCCTTGATTGTGCCTGTGTAGCCATCCAGGGTCATTTGTATGGTAGTAATTCCCTGTCTGGGCGTGATAAAACTGCTGTAGTATTCGGTAAGAGCAAAACTGTTAAAATAGTTGGCTCCGTTGGGGTTGCCATTCCAATAATAGTCTCCGCCGGCATTGCCAAAACTGGTACCATCTGCTGATCCTTGGGCACTGAGCTTGACTGTGGGTATAGTAAGTGGAGCACTGGGCACATACTGTGGCAACACACTGTCCACTATGTTAAGAGGTGCACGACCGCCCGACTGGGCATCAACAAATACTGGTTCTATCAAGTTTCCACTGGCTCTAGTTATACTATAAAAGGCTGGTTGAGCAAGCACTGTCAACAACTGACTGGTCAACAAAGTGACCTTGGCCCGGCCTGTGGCAGCATTGAGTGCAACCAAGGGCTCTTCTAGCAATACAGTGGTTCCTTCAGTGTTAATCACACGGAACACAAAACTACTGCCAGTGATATTGACCGGTTTTTCATTTTGATTGATAAACTCAAACAGCAACACATTGTCGATGCCTTTGTTTATGGTTAGGACTTTTGCGTACACGGGATTATACCTGTAGGTGAATGTGGAACCAGCGCCGGTGTCTATGCTCAGGACCTGGGTTATTTGTTGGTACAGATATAGGGTGGTTGAGTACATACATACTATTTAGCGGCGGTGTCATCCGGTGACTCATTCGTTTGGGTTGGATTCATTTTTGGTAAATATCTCGTGATCAATTTATTATATAATATTTATGGGTAATGATATCTTTGCCCAACTGGCTGACAAGTACCCTTTTATCTCCCTCTGTGTTTATGCTACTACAGAATATGTGGGAATCATACAAAATCAAGACGAAATTGTGACTACGATTTATGACTTTGGTAGCATACAAGATCTAGAAGATAAACGTCGTTTCTTAGAACTAGCCAATGTTTGGTGGTGGGAAAGCAACAGGACCATACCCATCAACATATTCCTCAAAACAGAATGGGATCAGTTCAGACCTTGTCTGCGCACTTTTATCAACAAAGATTTAGCTGTGCTACATGGACCCGTTTGCAGCTTGCTTGAAATGGCCCGTAAAAAATCCAAACGTAAATCGATTACGCTGGTACGACGTCTTGACTGAGCAAGTTCATGTGTAGTGCTACCAAGGCCGCATAGCCAACAGCATGAGCCTTTTTAAACACAAACCCTTTAGAATCATCACCATCCCAAACAGTTTCAAACACTTCTGCCCACGGACGATTTTGTAAATGTGCTTTGCCGGGCCTGATTATACTGATAAATGCGGCCATCCTTGGTATACTATCAGGACGCATAGCGTTTAATAACTGTGTGTAATTGCCCACATGGGCCAATTGACTAGCCCACGTAGAATCTGTCCATAGACGTGTCCAATCAGGTTCTTGATCCAACATGGTCTGATAGTGTTCAGGATTTTTAATCAACTGATACACTGTCATGTTTAAGAGATCTATCTTGAAGTATCCACGTGTTTCTGCTGTTTCATAATCTATAGCCGCACACTGGTTGATGGGATCATACGGTATGTCTGTGACATACACACCAGAATTGTGTCGGCGTATCTGTCCTTGGTGTACTTGATGTGCGGGAGTAGCCTTTACGAGTCGTAGTACTGTGTCTCTGTCAGCAAAGTCCAAATCAATATCTGCGCTCATTACCAACCTGCCTTTTGTAATATATCTCTAGCATACTCTTGGTCTGCTGGATAGTCCTTAAATTTCTTTTGCCATATGTCTGCATCAATGTAGGGCCATACCATGGCCACTTGGCTGGCATCTAGTTCGCTTAGGAATTTCTGTCCTGAATCACTGTTGTAGATCACCCATGGACTGACTCGACCAGTTGTGACAGCATACACCATGCTGTTGGTATTGCCATAACGTAAACAATGTTCAGGTGGGTTGCCAGTCTTCTCATTCCAGTCTAGGCCAAACTCCATGGCACGAGCTAGAGCGTCATTGACATTTTCCACTTGTAAATATGCAATCAGGTATTCAGTGTACACAGTGTCTCGACACCAATGATCAATTTTTTTGTTTTGTTTGAGTACCCATTCAACAAATCTGGCCGGATTGACGGCACGGATATCTACACAATATCTTCCAAACCGCACAAATGCTCGGTAATACGGACTGTCAGCAAAGTTATCAAATGTTTTAAGACGTGCAGATCCTTGTGTGAGTTCATAGAACTTGATATAGGCCTGGAATCCCAATCTCACTCCAGCTTCATTTTGCTCTTGCCTACGACGACGTGGTTCGCAACTATGTACTGACAGGCTTGCTTCTTTCACAAAGTCTTTCTTGCAGTACTGACAGGTATACTTCATGCTATTTTGATTTGTCCTGGCCGAGTTCTCGTAAGTGTGCGTCAAGTTCTTTTTTAGTAGTTATCTGCGACAATAGATCTATTTCGTCATCTTTCAAGTGTGGAAACAGTTCCATCAACTGTTTACGCATGCTGCCTGCACCGGGTTCTTTCTTTTTAGGTGCGATCCAGTTGTGTCTAAAGTTACCCAGTCCTGGACTTACTGTGGTGGCCATCAACCACTGTAGTTTTTTATGCTGGGCGGTATTCACAGCAAAGAACTTTTTGTTCAGGCGTTCGTTTGTAGCAATCAAGTAAAACTCCTGCAGGTCTCGATTGCCCGATACTGAACTGCCGTAGCGTATCATGAGAAATGGGCTGAACTTTTTGCGTTCTTCATCAGAGAGCTCATCAAAGAACTGTCGATTCTTTGAATCAAACTGTGCCATTTCATTGCCTATACTAAGTTTGTCCATCGTCTTTGCTCAAATGATATAGTTCTATCACACGATCCAATGCATCTTGTAGTGTGACATTGTTCCGTGCCGCTAGCCTAATTTTGTGCCATAACTGGTCATCTCTAAGAGAATTCAGTCGTTCTTGACGTTCAAGATGGTCGGGATTGCTAGGATCATAATCCCAACCTATCTCTTTTCTTGTGCTGGGATCTGCTCCCAACTCTCTGGCATACACAATATCACCATTGCGTTCGTATATGTATGTTGCTCCGGGTGTAAGGGTACCCATATTACCAAGCCTTGTTATAATCTACAATTTCACAGTTACGACTGATGTCTTTGACAAAATACACACAGTCAGGTCGATCTCCTTCGGTGACTGGCACACACAACATCTGTCCATTTTTTAATTTAGGAGCATACCAGGACATCTCTTGATACACATCCACAATTTCAATATCCAAAAAGCTAGGACGGAAGCTGGTAAGTGGATTGAACTGGAATGCCTTGAATCCTCGATCATTGATTGCAGTGAGTGGCAACACTTCGAGATCGCCCAGATCGGGTTCTCCAATCAAGATCTGCCAGTCTACAGGCATGCGTATCTTGTTGTTACCTATTCTCAATACCAAAGCTGGCGCAGTAAAACTCTCCAGAAAGATCAAGGGTATGTAATGATAGTCTGGATCTTGTGGGTTTGAATTGTCCAGGATGGCAAATCTCATATCATCTACTTCTTCTGGAAGATGGTCAAGATCAAATGCTGTATTGTTGTCTAAGGTAAGGATCCGCATAGTTGTATATTATAGTAATTAAAGGTAAAAGTCAAGCCCATTCGGCTGTTTGTTGCACAACAAGATCAAAAAACTTCTTGTGTGCGCTGGGTGGATTATGATTGATTATTCTGGTTCCAACTCCGTCGGGCATGTCCCAGGGTTGTGTGCCTTGCCAGACTGAGAATCCTGACCAATCAAAATAAAACAACGGGCCTGGAATGAACAAATACGGAATGCCAGCCCGCTCAAGTTCGCGTAGTCCGTCCCGAATGATGTAGTAGTTTCGTCGATCTTCTATATCAAAGTTGTGTACATCACGTAGGTATTGCTTGACGGTGTTTTTTGTTGTAACATCTAAATCCGTATAGCTGTGCTCGATTACGTTGTTGAGTGTATCACTTATGATACAGGCCTGTGTGTGATCGACCCACTGTTCGCTGGCAGCATGATAGTTGGCATAGTGTATCAGATCTAATCTAATGGGCAAGTTTTGACTGTAGGCGTTGCCTGCGACGTCAATACGGTCACTGCTGGTTGCACCTATTATGACATAATCGGCATGATCCTGTATGGCACGTTCTATCTGCAGATGTATGCACAAGTTGGTGGCTCCAGGTCTGGCTAGACTCACATGTTGCCACCCACGATAGTCAGCATACTGATCTAGGAAACTGGGTTGCTCAGGCCAACGAGTGTCTGAACTCATGAAACTGCACCCTAACGAGTACACAGTTGTCATTTCCATTCCAGCTTTTCTTGTGTGAATGGATAGTTGGCTTCCTTATAAAATACTTTGCGTTTGGTCAGGTGTCTTTTTGCAAACTTGCAAGTGCTGGTCACGTCCCAGATTTCCACGTGGTCTTTGTCTTCGGCCTTGCGAATGCCCCGCCCGATCGACTGTATAACCCTGACAAAGGATTTGCCCGGTTCAATAAGCACAAGATTGAATATCCTAGGAATATTAATACCAACAGCAGCAATGCCATAGGTAGCAATAATAATCTTACCACTACTGACGCTAATCTCATCGTATTCATCCTGTCTGGCCTTTGCTTTGGTTGCTCCTGATACAAATACTGCCGCTTCGCCTAGCAGTTCAGCCAAGGCATGTCCTGCGGCCACACGGTCTACTAACACCAAGGTATTGCCTGTGGCGTTGACCTGTGCTATTAATCCAGCCATGGTCTTGAGTCGATCGGGTTCTTCTAACAAGAACTTTAATTCACTTTGATAGTTGGTAAACTCAGCATGGTCTACCAACTGCACCACATTTACATGGCATTGTGCCAGTACACCACGGTCCTGTAGTTCGCTGGCACTGAGCTGATTGATAACCGGGCCGAGACTGCATTTGAGTGCTTGGAATTCGTAGGGTTCCTTGGGCACAGTTCCTGTGAGTCCCCAGCGCAATGGCACACGGCTCATGACACCAGTTAACAAGGTCTTTAATG